TCCGCGACAGCCAGTTGGTGCCGGGCAAGGCGGCGCCGGAGATCTCGATGGTGCCGACCTCGGGACACCAGTTGCGAAACACCACGCCGCCGATCAGCTTGCCCTCATCGTCAGCCACGCCGATCGCCTTGCACTTGCCGAATCCGCGCGCCCTGCATTCAGGGATCAGCGAGGCGACAAAGTCCGCCACAATCTCGTCGTGCCCGAAGATGTAGTTCAGCATGCGCTAGCCTCCGGCGTAGTAGTCGCTTCCGCGCAAGGTGTTGTCAGAACCAAACGGGCTCGCGGCCGGGTCGAAGCCGTTCTGGAAGGCGCGGCCGGGCTGGAACAAGCTTTCGTTGCTCCTGTACAGGCCCTGATAGCCCTGATTGGCCCGATCGATCTCTTCCTGCGTGATACCCAGAGTTTGCTGCAAACCGGAGCCAGCCTGTTGCATTTGGCTAGACAGGTCGCCACCGGCGGCGGGGTTGGTCGATCCCCACCGGGCGTCGAAGGTTGGGCCCGGCGTCGGGCGCAGGGCATCGCCGAGGCCTTGGAAGAATGGCGACATGGATGTGCCCGCTGGCGAGCCGCTAAACATCCGCTGGAACCAGTTGCTGTCCTGCGCCGGGTCGAGGTAGCCGCCGGGGTACGGCATGCTGGTGCCGCTGTCGCTGCCGCCGAAGCCTGACATGCGATCGTAGCCGGTGTTGCCGAGGTTGGTGCCGCCGAAACCGGCGCTGTTACCCATCGGCGAGCCGCCCCACCCGGCGGTGCCAGCGTCCTGCCCGCTAGTGCGGTCGTACCAGCCCGACAGGCCGGGGTAGGCGTCCTGCTGGCCGATGCTTCCGCTGCTGGGGGCAGCACCGTAGCCACCTGTGGCGCCGATCCACGATCCTTGGTCCGTCATCGGCCCCGTTTGCACAAGGTTGTTGTTGAAGGCGTTGGCGCCACCGCCGCCACCCATCGAGGCTTGACTGTTGATGCCACGCATCGCGTCGAGGCGCGCCTGCACCGGGTCATACGGGCTGTCCCAGCTCGATTGCTGTTGTGGCTGGTCTTGCTGGCCCTGCGGCACGGTGGACTGGCCCCAGCCGCCGGGTGCGGGTTGCGGCGCTTGGTTAGGGTTATAACCGAGCAGACGCTGGTAATCCGGCGTGGCGGGAGCGCCGCCCCAGCCGCTGGCCCCGCCGGCGGGGTTGAAGATGGCCGGGTCGGTGTAATCGTATCCGGGGGTCTCTTGATATGGGTTCTGCTGCTGGTTGTTGGTTATTTGGTTGAAGTGCTTGTTCCAGTCCACCCGCTCCTGCGGCGGGAAGTTTCCCATCGCGACGTAGGGGTTTTGCAGCGCCTCCTGCTGCGCCGCCTGTCGCTGCACTTCGCGCGCGATCTCATCGCGCACCCAAGACTGACTCCCGCCGCCAAACGGGTCTACGCTTAGGTTGGGCAGGTCAGCGCCCCGCTCGACGTCCCCCGCAGGATTGGCGCCGCCATAGCTGGGAACGGTCGCTCCACTGTAGCCCCGGCTGCCGGGGGCGTAGCCGCTGCTGAAAGGATCGTTCTGGCCGCCGTAGTTGCCCGCTTCACCGAAAGACGGGTAGCCGCCGACGAAGCCGTAGCCGTAGGGCGTAGGGCCCGCAGCGGCGAGGGCCGCCTGATTTTGCGCAGCCAGATCCGCCCGGCTCGCCGCCCCGGCGGCGCCCATATTGTTCAAATTGTAGTTTACCTGCGCGTTGACACCCGCGAACGGGTCGATGGCGTTAGTGCTGAAGCCGCTTGCGAGTTCCATGTCTGGCTCCTATCCGCCGCCGTAGTAGCCGCCGAAACCGGCGTCATAGACGGGCTGTTGCTCCACTGGCTGCACCACTGGCTGCGCTGCCGCCGCCGCAGCCTGTTGCTGTACCGCCGCCGCGATCGCATTACGGCGCGCGCCGAAGTCATATGGGCCGCCCTGCGACATCGCCTTCAGCGCCTGCGGATCGACCATGCCGCCGGGGTTTCCGGTGGGGAAGCCGACCGCCTGCCGCGTCTGGTCGATGTTGCCGGCGTTGACGTTGAACTTGCGGTCCTGCCACGCCTGCGCGGCCGCGCGATCGGGCGGCGCGAACAAGTCGCCCATGGCGGCGGCCATTGTCGGGGCGGCGAAATTAGCCACAACAGTTCTCCCTACACATTGACGCCATCCCGCTCGAACGTGGCGGCGATGCTGATCAGATCCACCGCCGGCTTGGCCTGCTGCGCCACCGTCACCTGAACGATCGGAGCGTGGCTGTAGCCGGTAAAGCCGATCGACACCCAGCCGGTGTTGCGCACCGATTGCGGGTGCGGGATATCCTTATCCCACAGGGCTACGTCCCATAAACCCTCATCCCACAGATCCTGCAGGCCGGGGTCTATACCGGGCTGGGGCGGCGGCGGCAGCGTGACGACATAGTCCACGGTCGCCGATAGTTGCGGCTGGAACGGCTCGCCTGATTTGGCCGAGAACGTGGCGCGGGCCTGCCGCCACGTTACGGTCTGCGACGGCGACTGAAACATCTCCCAGCCGCCGACCAGCGTGGCGACGTAGGGCTTGCCGTCGTCGTAGCCGGTGCGGTCCATCTGCATGATGCGGCCGTCGCTGGTGCCAAAGAAGGCATCGCCGCGCAGGCGCAGCCAACACCGCGCGTCCCACCCGGTGAAACGACACCACGCGCCGGTCGCGGCGTTGGCGACGAGGCACTTGTGCTCGCCGGGGGGATCGCCGGGGAGCGTCACAAAGATCCCACCGTACTCATCCCATTTGAAGGCCGTCCACGGGTACTCGCGTTTATCGACCGCCTGCTCGCGCCACATCTGGTTGATGGTGCGGCTGACGGCGGCCAGCTCCAGCTCGGCGCGGCTCTTGGTGATGGCGCCCGACACCGGCAGTACGCCGTCGACGGTCAGCACCAGCACGTCACCGCCGATCGCGATGTGTGCGTTCATGCCAAGCGGAGGCGACATGGTGTAGCGTCCCTCCTGCCGCCAATTGGTGGCGACAGAGGGATCACCGCCGGTGAATACGACGATCTCGCCGAGGTCTGTCATGAAGATCAGCTTGTCGTCCGTGCCGTCGCCGGCGTCGATCGACCACACCGTGCAGAACAACAGCTTGCCGCCCTTGGTGAAGGCGCCCGACAGCGGGACCATCGCCAGTGCGCCGCTGATCGCGTTGAGCGGCAGATACCAAGCGTTCATCGAGTTCAGCTCGATGAAGAAGAAGCGATTACGATATTTGCAGACGTAGGACAGGCCGGCCGCCGGCATGCCGGTGATGTCGGAGACCACGGTCCACGTCGTGCCATTGTAGCGCAGCACCGCGTCTCCTGCGTCGTTAACAACCAGCAGCCAGTCGCCACCGGCGTTCGACATCTGCGAGCCGACGTAATTGCCGCTGCTGCGGCCGTTGGCGATCTCGACCGGCGACGTGGTGGTGACGTTGTAGACCTTGGTGGCATTGGCGGCGAACATCTGGTGATTGCTGCTGGTGGCGTACTCGAACGAGGAGATCACCGGCGTCGTCTCCGGCAGCTGGCACCACTCCTCGCAGCCGCCGCGCAGGCTGACGCCGCGCAGCGTCGGCTTCCAGTTGTCACACTGCACGGCGCCGCCGGGCTGCATGTAGGCTTCGTTTTCGTTCATGATGATGCCGCGCGTCGGCGCCGGGATCGTGGTCGTCTGCAGCTGCTGGGCGATCTGCTGCGGGACTGCACTGCGCCTGAATGCTTGATGCTGGCTCATGTGATGCCCCACTTCGTCATGAGGTGGGTGGTCACTATCGCCCGGTCGGCGTCGGACAGCATGCCGTCGAACACCGCCGCCTCGGACGGCGCAGTGTCCTTGTAGGGATGCCCAACTTTAAGGTTGGCCTGCAGGCCCCATTTGTGCGCGAGATAGCCCTCGATCTTTTCCATGTTGGTTTCGACGTTCTGGTCAAGGATGACCACCTCAGCGATATTGAGGTCGGGCGAAATCGCGCCTGTAATGCCGCCAACAGTGACAATCGCGGATGAGGTGATGGTGTTCACCGCCGCGAACGTGCCTTCCGCCACGCCGCCATTGTTGCGGATGCGCTTGGTCGAGCCGACGCGAGACACCGTCGAGATGTGCCAGTTAGTGTAATCTGCGGCGATGTCGTCGGCGTAGGGCGCAACCGTCTGCTTGATGCCGCAGGCCAGCCTGCCACTGATGCTGTTATGCCGCCCGATCCAGAAGCCGGTCGTATAATTGTGATCGATTAGCCGTTGGGTGGCCCCGCCGGAAAATTTGAACCAGACGACATAGACAGCAAAATCGGTGAACTGCAACGCAGCGCAAGCCATCGACCTAGTGTCGAACAGCAGGGTTTTCTTGCCGTTCAATCGGGCGACGTTGATCTGCGGCCCGGTCGTCTGCACCCGCGTAATGGTGCGGCCATCAGGACCGCTGTCGGCCCAAGTGTCGATCCGCGACAGGTCAGCGCCGGTCAGGGTGTCGGCTTGCAGCCACATCGCGAGATCACCGGGGATTTGCGCTGGCGTCCACAGTAGCGGGCCAGACGGCCACACCTTGTTCACGCCAGCATAGACCGCGCTGACGGCCGAGCCGCCGACGTAAAACTTGCTGGCGTCCTGTAGCTTCATCCCACCACCACATACAAAATGTTCGGGTCTTTGGTGACGATGGCGTCATAGGCCGCCTGCGTCAGTTGCTTCCACGGATTGATGCGCTCGACAGTCGTGCCTGTGCTGGCGAGAAGCGGAGTGGAGATAGTGAAGGCGTTGGCGTCCACCGTGAACTTGTTGACACCAGTGACCACGCCGGAAACCGCCGTCGCACTGCCGTACAGGCCGGTGTTCTGCGTGCCGAAATTATACGTCGCCGTGAACGTCGATCCGGCGATGCCCCAGATCGGCACCGACATCACCACCTTCGCCGCGTCGATGATGAACTTGTAGACGCCCGACACCGCGAAGATCATCTGCGCCGACGAACCGGTGATGCCGGTGCCGGGCGTGCCGAAATTCAGTCGCGTTGCGGCGGCGCTGCCGTCGCCGGGAAGCACCAGCGAATTGGTGCCGCTGATCGTGTAGGCCCCGGTGGTGGCCGTGAAGCTGCCGCCATAGGGGTTTTGCCACGCACCCAGTAGCAGCGGAGCCGGGTTGCCGTTGGCATCGGTAACGTAGAGGCCGCTAGTGTTTGTTGGCTGCAATACAACAGCGCCGCCCGTCACCCCCGTTGATTTCAGTTTCAGGCCGCCCGTGGAGTAGCCGCCGGAAATCCAGTCTAGGGTGAGTTGCCCCGTGACCTTGTCGAACGCGAACGCCGCATTACCAGCAAACGCGCCAGCGTCGTTGAACTGGACTTGCGTGGTCGCGCCGCCCGCCGTTGCCGCCGCCCCCGGCGCGCCCTGCGGGCCCGCCGGCCCCGGCACGGTGCTGGCGGGGCCGACCGGCCCGGTGTCGCCCTTCGGCCCGGTATTTCCCGTCGCGCCCGGGGGGCCGTACGGCCCCTCCGGCCCGACCGGACCCGGGTAGCCCTGCGGGCCTTGCGGGCCGGGCGGCCCCGCAGGCCCCTGCAGCGCGATGTTGTACGCGCCGTTGCCGCTGGGGCGCCTCTGGAGCTAGATACTGCCACCCCAGCCTCCGTTCGACACACGCTTGCGGTCAATGAGGATCGGCGCCGGGCTATCGTTGCCCATGGCGTAGGTCAGCGCGTCGCCGTAGGTGCCCATGTCCTCGGCGTAGGCCGAGCCTTTCTGGGCCTTCCACTGCCAGATCATGCCTAATTTCAGCAGCCGCTCATCGAGCACGAAGGTGTCGAGGTCGTTCATGAACACATCGCCGAAGCCGCCGCTGTTCAGTGCGATGCAGTTTTTGTCGAGATAGGTGAAGTACGCATCATACGTCGTCGTAAGGCGGTCATTCCAAAGCCCAAAAGCCCTTTCCTGAGCAAAGGTCATCGGCGGCGCCGAGCTGGTGTGCGTGGCCACGCTTCGCCATATCGACCCGTCAACCGCGTCTCTGGCGATTGCGCCCGCCGGGTAGGACGTATTGTTCGCCCACACGGGGTATTCATTGGCGAGGGGAGGATAGATGTGCATCTGCCCGCCGAACATCGTCCACTCACCCCACGAGGAGTTGTCGTAGAAGCTGCTGGAGCGCCGCTTCATCCACTCATCGGTATCAGGGACAAAGTGCATCGGCTGCTGCGGAGATGTCGCGCGCCACACGTTCGACGTCAGCAGCATGCGCTTGTAGTTGGCTGGCAGATCGAATGCCGTGGTTACGCCGTCGCCGGTGATTGTCGCCGTCTTTTTTAGTTGGCTCCACTCACGGGTATTGTAGGCGATGCGCTGCGCCATCTCGTTGGCGAGCGCCAGCATCTCCTGCATGGTCCTGTTGCCGGTGATGTTGGAGAACACCGACTGCGGCACTGGCACGCCGACAACCGCGCATACATCCTTCACCACCTGCAAGATCGTCATTTCAAGCTGCCTTTGGGCTGCATTCCATCGCCATGCGGATCAGCGTTTTCTTGTTGAGCGAGCCGTGCGGGGCTTGGCCTGAGTTGGTGGCGATGTACTGGCGCAGCTCATCCAACTCCATGCCCTCGAACTCGCTGATGGCGTTTGCCTCGCGTGCCTTCTTGGCGGCAGCGTCCTCCTCCAAGATGGCGTTGCGGGCGCGCAGCTGTTCCAGCTCGTTCTGCAGCTGCAGGTTCGGCGCGGTGCTCTTGGCCTCGGCCATGTACTCCATCGCGGCGTTCTTCAGCTCGCGGCCGCCGGTGCCAAGGTTCTTCAGCTCCGCGCCGTCGATCGCGGCCAGCGCCTCGACCGTGTAGATGTTCTGCGCGCGCATCTCGGCGCACTTGCCGACACTCATGAACGGCGCGTATTCCAGCGGCGTGCCGCTCTTGGTCTGCGCCTCCTTGGCCTTGAATTGCTGGTACTGGTGCCGGAAGCGTTCGGCGTAGGTCACCTTGGACTGCTCGCCGGTGTGGGGGCTGGTTTCCCAGTGCGAGAACGCCGTCGCCGGGAACACCTTGAAGTCTTTCGATCCGGGTGCGCGGATCTCGACCACCTCGATGTCATCGAAGATCGGCCGGCCGGCCTCGACGGATTTGGCGTTGTTCAGTGAGGCGTGGTTTTTAAACAGTGCGACGAGGGCTTCGTCGGGGTCTCTGCGTGCCATTTATAGTCTCTCCGTTGTTGATGCCTTGAACGAAAAACCGGGCCGCCTCTGTGGAAGGAAGGCATCTACCTACACATCGGCGGCCCGGCACTCCCTGACACTTGCTGTTCGACGCGCGTCAGGAAGATCAGTGGTTACGAAGCCGGTACGCTGTCGTACATCCTCCAGTTGAACATCGGATTGGTTTGCGTGAGCTCACCCATCCACCCAATGAACTGGGCTATGGCGTCCTTGTCTATAGGCATTTGACCATCACCGTCGAACAACTTGTCGAAGTTGCGGTTGGGGTGATAGCGCAGCCGGAGACTATCGGTGTTTAAACCGAAGGTTGTGTTGGCCGGCATGTTGGACCCGATGCCACCGTCGAGCACGATCTCTGCCCGCTTACCGCCGCCGATATATTCGAGCGAGGAGAAACCGAGCTTACCGAGCGAGGTGTCGCTGGTCTGGCGCTGGATCGCGATCGTGGCCGCGTCGTAGGCCGCGTAGTGCTCCGGCGACATGATCAGGAGATCCGCGTAATCACGGCCGCGCGACTGCTTGGTCATGACGTAGTTCAACATCGGGCGGATGGTGGTCGCAGTCGCCTGCGTGCCGAGTGCCGGCGCCATCGTGTGGATGTCGTAGGTCTTGGTCTGCCACGCCGTGGCGGTGGCGCGGTCGATGCCGCCGTAGATGCCGGTATTGGTGACGATCGGCACGGCGGTCGCCAGACCAGTGAGCTGCTTGCCGCCGTTGGCGGTGCCGTCACCGTAGAGCGATGCGTCCATGGTATCTTCGAGCGCACGCTCGGCTGCACTGATGTAGCTGTCGTAGACATCCATCAGCTGCGCTTCGCCCTCATTGTTAAGGATCTCCTGCATGGACAGAATCACAGGGACCACTACTTGTTTAGGGGTAAAAACAGCGTCGTTAAACAGGTCTACTGCGGGATTTAACAGTTGATCGAAGCCCGAATACCACTGAGCGGTAGTCTTGCCGATCTGCAGCGTCTGGCGAATGGTCGGACCTGAGTAGGTCTGCCAGAGGCCTTTGCGTTTCAGAACCGCGAGCAATGCGTTGTTGTTGGAGACAAGATCTTCGTAGCCTGACGATCGATCTTCGAGCGCCATCGACAGGATCTGCTGATAAGCAGCATTGGTAGTAACGTTGGGCATTGGTGCCACTCCACATGGGGTTCAGAGACTAGCCACCGTTGACGCGACGGATCGCGTTCTGGATGGCCTCACGACGTTCCGGCGTTTTCTGCGGCTTGCGCGATGCCGGGTTTGAGCCGGTCACATCGGGGCTTCCAGAAATCGATCGGTCTACGGGTCGGGTCTGAGCCGATGGGGCGCGGGTCTGAGCCGCCGGGCTGCCGGGCCGGAGTAATTCGGCACGGCGGTATGCACTCTCCATATCGAAACCGAGCTTCAGCTCTTTCTCGATAAGGTCGCCTAATTCGTCAAAGCGTGGGTGCGTGTCGGCGAATTGATCGACCGCCGACCGCACCTGCGTGAATTGCTTTTCACTATGCATCTGGTGCAGGGCCTGTTTCAAGCCGTTAATTTCCCGGTGCAGGGCGCCCATCTGGTGCTGGGTCGCCTGCTGGACGTTGCCCATCTGGAGCTGCTTCAGCTGCTCCGGGGACTGGCTCAGGACGTGGTAGGCGATGTCGCGGAAGGTGATGCGGTTGCCGGTGGCGGGGTCGGTGATACCGAGATTGTGGACGATATTGTCGAGCCCGGCGACCGGGTCAGCCCGCAGCTTCTGCTCGATCGAGACGTAATTGGTGAGCGCCTTGTCGAGCGTAGTGCCCTGCTGGCGCGCCATCTGGTCGAACTGGGCGACCGGCCGGTAGGCGTCGGCGACGGCCTTGTAGTGGCGGTGGATGCCCTCAGCCTCTTGGTGGAGCCGGTGATACTCGCCTCGGATGCTCTCCGGGGCGGTGTCCCAATCACGGCGGGCATGCTCGGCGATCCGGGGCGGCGGGTCGCGGTAGGGCGCGCCCTCGGGTAGCAGCCGTGGCTTGTTCTGGGTTTGTCCGGGGAGGGTATGATCGTTCTCGCCGGGAGAACGCTCCGATCCTACCCTTCCCGCTTCCGCCTGCTGGCGGGGCGCGAAGGTGCCCCGCTCGGTGCGCGGCGCGGCCGCCGGCTGGTCGCCGGGGCGCTTCTTGAGGTCCAGCCTCTCCTTGGGGGTCTCCTCGGGCGGCTGGTTGTGTCCCGCCTTGGCCTCCGCAGCCGGCGGGGAAGCCTTCTCAGCGGGTTTGGCAGCCTTGGCCTGTGGCTTGTTGGCCCGGTCGAAGGCCGCCTGTATGGCCTCCCTGCGGCTCTGGGGGCGGCCCTTGCCGCCCTCGAGGTCGCCAGTCGGGGCGTGCGGCGCCTGCGGGCCGAGCGGATTGGAGCTGTTGACCGGGTTCTGGTTGATCTGCACCTCGTTGGAGGGTACGGGCGAGGGTGCCGGCGCGCTCGGGGGCGCGACGGGTGTCGACGTGTCGGACATGATGCACTTCCTTCGTTATCGGTGCGGACTACGCGGCCGCACGCCTGACTTAAACTTCTGAATTGACGTGTGTATTGCCGCACGTCTCGCGGCTTTTACGTTACGATCGTCCGAGGCCCGCCCCTTGGGCTTTACCTTCTCGTTGCCGACCTCGGTTAAACCGAGCGATTTTCCCACCGCCCGATATTGTCGTTTCGAAGTGTAAAATTTGCCGTCCACCTGCTCCACCGGCTCCATGGTGTCGCTGATGACGTAGGGCAGCGGCAGGTCACCGCGCTTTGGCGGCGCGGTGATTGTGACGAAGGCCCATGAGGTCGGGCCGGTTTGCATGTATACGCGCAATTATCGCTTCCCTTTTTTGCCCTTCTTGGAGGTGGTGTAGTCGCCGTCGTCCTCGGCGTCCTCCAACTCGGCTTCCATGTCGTCGGGATCATCCCCGACCAGCGTCCATGTGAACGGCACCGCCGTGCTGCCGTCGACCGTGACGTCGACCGGGCCTTCGACCGCCGCCACGCCCGGCGCCGTCGCCGTGAGGCTTGTGGCCGAGCCGTAGGTGGTCTCCAGCGCCGTGCCGCCGAAAGTGATCACGCTGGCCTCGGTGAAGCCGGTGCCGGCGGCCGTGATCGGCACGTCGGCGCCGATGACGCCGGTGGCCGGCGTGACGCCGGTCAGCGTGATCGGGTCGGGCGTTCCACCGCCGCCTTCGATGGGCGGGGTGACTTCCGAGCCGGGAGGTTCGTTGGCACTGACCGGCACGTTGAGCGGGTGTAGGGGGTCGATGCCGACATAGGGCCACACCGGCAGCTCGCCCTCCTGCGTGGACGGGTCTTTCGCCGACGGTGCCGCCGGCGTTGCCGGTTCGTTGATCGACTTCACCGGCACTTCCTTGGCGGGGATGCCGCCCTGCTCCATGCCGAGGCTGGTCGGGTCCACGATGCCGCCCTCGCCGGGAGGCGCCGAGGGGATGTTGGGGTTGACGTTGTCGCGGGTCAGCTGGCCAAACCGCTCGCTCCGGCTTTCGGGCCGGCCGCGCAGTCCGGTGCGCTCATCGATCGGGTCGAAGTGCTCCTCGTTGTCGGCGAACATCGGCCCCTTGGGCGTGTCCGGGGCGTCCCGGGCAGGCTGT